TATCAAAGAATCCAAATATTGCTAAATCAGAATTTAATAAAATAAGAAAAGTATTACTTAAAAGTACCGTGGATCCTAAGACAGGAAAAAAATTAATCGGTGATGCGTTAGATCAATCGATTATTCACAGATCCAACTATCAAGCAGAAGCTATAAAAAATAATAAATTTAAAGGCTATGAAGACCTGAGAATAATGGTAATGGAAGAAGCCAAAAATCCTAATAGTGCAGTTTGTAGAAGTCTCGGACGTTTTAGAAAAGACGGTGGTAGAATAGGTTTTGCCAGCGGCAGTGGTTGTGTAATTGAAGCAACTAACGCTATCGATGAAAACCCAGTTAAATTTGCTCAAGACATGAATAAGACGGAAGGCATGTTACCTAAAATTCAAAACGCAGCCAGTAAATTTTTATCTGTTGCCAAAAAAGGTGGAAGGTTTGGAGCGTTCGCTGCAGCCGGTGCCGCAACTGCAGGACTTGTTAAAGAATTTAGAAACGATGATCCATCAACTTATCTATCAAACGAAGATCAACAAAAAAATATGTTAATTGATATGTTGACTCAACCGGTATCAACTCCGTTAGAAGAACCAAGTACAACGTTCGGCGATGCACAACTACCGGCTATCGGTGCAGTAACTGCAGCAGGTATGGTACCCGGTGGAGCAGAATTATATAGACAAAGAACTGGATCAGGAGTTAGGAAAGGTCCGTTAGGCGGTCCCCGTTTAGATGCAGATAAATTACCTATTCCTAAAAACAGAGTCAGTCCATTTAGAGCGGCCCTTGGTCCCTTGTCCGGGGTCCTGGGAAAAGGATTAGCGGCTACGGGAACACCGTTAGGGATGTTAGCACTAGAGCCTTTATACATCGGTCAACAAATCGCTGATGGAGATTCAGCAGGCGAGATTGCAACAAACCCATTAAATTATTTAGGCCCTGCGTTTGCGGGATCTTTATCAAAAGAAGCAACAAGATTCGCTGGACCGACAGTGTCAAATATTATGAGATTAGGTATAAGTCCAACAACACTTAAGACCGTATCAAGAAGATTTGGAATACCGGGTCTAGCTTTATCTGCGGGTGTTAGTGGATATGAAATGTATCAAAACAAAAAAGCAGGAAGGGGGTTATTCGATGACGGTTAAAAATAAAAACCTTGTTAAAAACATGGAACATGTTAAATTTGATAAAATCCCACCATTAAAAGGACCTGACTCACAGGGGTTGAATGTTCCTTTAAAACAAAGTACAACAATAGAGAACTCGGAGAATATAAATGGCAGATATGGACAAAGCTCTACCAAACGTAGAGACAGAACTTAAAACACCTAGCGACGAAGAAGTAGCAATATCAGAACAAGAAACAGCTGAAGCACAAGTTGGACCTGAAGATATTGACGTTGTCCAAGAAGAAGATGGTAGTGCTACAATTAATTTTGATCCATCAGCAGTCAATCAACCGGGCGGAGAAGGTCACGGAGACAACTTAGCAGAATTATTACCTGAAGATGTTTTAGGTAAACTAGGATCAGAACTTTCAGAAAATTATCAAACTTATAAATCAGCAAGAAAAGATTGGGAAGATAGTTATACTAAAGGTTTAGATCTTTTAGGTTTTAAATATGAAAACCCAACACAACCGTTTCAAGGAGCAAGTGGTGCAACACACCCAGTTCTAGCAGAAGCTGTTACACAATTTCAAGCACAAGCTTACAAAGAATTACTACCGGCTACTGGACCCGTACATACTAGAGTTATTGGTTTAGCTAATAGACAAAAAGAAGACCAGTCAGTCAGAGTCAAAGAATTCATGAACTATCAGCTCATGGATGTAATGAAAGAGTATGAACCCGAGTTCGATCAAATGCTCTTTTATCTGCCTCTCAGCGGCTCTGCATTTAAAAAAGTTTATTACGATGAACTATTAGGTAGAGCCGTTTCAAAGTTTGTTCCTGCCGATGATTTATTAGTACCCTATACTGCAACATCTTTAGAAGATGCAGAGTCTGTAATTCATGTTATTAAAATGTCAGAGAATGATTTAAGAAAAAAACAAGTAGCAGGATTCTATGTTGATATAGAATTAACACCTGGCTACAATGAAGAAACAGAAGTAGAGAAAAAAGAGAGAGAATTAGAAGGAGTTAAAAGAACTAGAGACGAAGATGTATTTACAGTTTTAGAGATACACACAGACTTAGATCTAGAAGGCTTCGAAGATAAAGATTCTACTGGAGAAGACACAGGAATTAAACTTCCATACATTGTAACAATAGAACTTGGAAGTAGAGAAGTATTATCAATTAGAAGAAACTACAAAGCAGAAGATCCAAGTAAACAAAAACAAGAATATTTTGTACACTTTAAATTTTTACCTGGAATGGGTTTTTATGGTTTCGGTTTAATTCATATGATCGGTGGTTTGTCGAGAACGGCGACTACTGCATTAAGACAATTATTGGATGCAGGTACTTTAAGTAACTTGCCTTCAGGATTCAAACAACGTGGAATACGTGTTAGAGATGAGGCTCAATCAATACAGCCTGGCGAATTCAGAGATGTCGATGCACCTGGTGGAAACATTAAGGATGCATTTATGCCTTTACCATTTAAAGAACCTTCAGCGACTTTATTACAGTTGATGGGTACAGTGGTTGCGGCAGGGCAAAGATTTGCCTCCATCGCTGACATGCAGGTCGGGGATGGCAAT